GGCGTCGGTCTCCACTAGGTTATGGGCCCCAGATCCCCGATCTACCGATTAATCTTTTAATTATCTTACTTTTCTTACATATGCCACTATCGATACCAGTGAGTTAGTAACACTCCAACGCCTACCCCACGTACTATATGCCTCTCAGCCTGACACAATCCCCCTTATGCAACACCTATGCAGTAAGATTGTTGCACGCGTGTGTACAGTACAGGCTACGCAGGTAGACAGAGAGAACTATCACAGGCATAAAAAAAATGTTCGTATATAGGGGCGGCTTAGAATGTTACCACGCCCCCCGCCCCCGAGCTGTCGGGTCCCATAAACCTAACTACCTGTTAAAACATATACTATTTTTTAAGAACCCCTGACAACTACCTACACACCTACCGGTGGTCCGACCCACCCGGCCCCGCACGCTACCCCCGATCCTCTCAACTTTTTCGTAGATCGCTGGTAGACAAGCCAGGATACTGTGGTAGACTACCATCCCTTAGACCGCCCCCTGTGCTCCCTGTCCCCCATTAGGAGCCGATCATGAAAGAGAAGCGCGTCATGGATATCCACATCCGTGCTGAGAACTTAGAGGACGTCTGTAACCAATGGCTGGAGGAATGCGAGGAACGCGCCGAGGCGCTACAGGAGACTTTCGCATCGTTCACCAAGGCCAGGGCGAAGTTGGTTGCCTACACCAAGAGGATCGCAAAAGAGATTCGTGATAAGCCACCGGAGGTCCCTGACCCGACAGGTCCCCCGCCGGAGGCGCCGGTGCCCGACATCGTCGTCGTCGAGAAGTCCGTCCCGCCGCCGCTTGGCGCGGCCCACGAGAGGACCGTCCCCGTCTCCGAGACGGCGTCCGTCAACGATTCCACGGCGGTCGATATCGAGTTCGTCGAGCGGCCTGCGGCGCCCGAGACGGCGGAGCCGCCACCGGTGCACACCCGCGTTGACGGTTCCCTCGACTGTCGGTGCGTGGACTGCAAGGAGTTCGCCTGGCCGGCCTGCCGGTGCGGGAACGACTCCAGCCCGATGGGGCAATTAGGACCGGTCTCCGTGTTCGAGATGACCGAGTGTGAGGCGTTCCTCCCCCTCGACCACCTGATCGCGTCGTACCCGGTGTCGTCGGTGGTTCCCACACCGCCTGCGGCGCCCGCGTCCGTACCGCCCCCTCTCCCCGGTTCGGAGCACGCCGAGGTTCACTCCACCGTGCCGTGGGCGGACTACGCGGAAATCGTGGACAAGCAGACCATAGACAACGATCTCCTGGCCGAGATATCCTCCGCCTTGCGACTGGCTGGATACGGGGGGAACGCCGGCATCCTCGCTCGGCTGAAGAAGGCCCTGGCGCATGTGCCCCTAGTCCCCGATGGGAAGGGGATCGCTTTCCCGCGCTCCCTAATGAAGCCGAAGCCTGGCTCCGAGACGGCTGCCATCTTCGATGTGGCTGAGAGTGCGCCGACGCCTGGCGGCCTCCGGTTCCCGAGTCTCGATGAGTATGCACTCGTCGCCTCCGTTGCCGACTTCGAGGTCCGGAAAGTATGCGTGCCCAGGACGCCGACCCCCGCCGAGAAGGCGTCGCTGCAACGGACCGGCCTGCTTGCCAACCGTGAGCCCGGCCTGGTTGCACGGTTGCTCCGCGACCCGGAGTCGGCTACGAGCAAGTTCTTCCGCGCCCTGCAAGAGCGCCCTGCCGACCGCAAGACCGACCCCGTCGAGATGCACTACCGCAAGTGTATCGACCGGATCATCAGCATCAACGAGCACTACAGCAAGGTCGTGGATCCCCCGGAGGGATGGAAGGCCCTGATAAACGCGTCGCTCCCCGTCGTGGTGTCCGCGATGGAAAACTGGCGCCTGCGGCGGGCCATGAGTAAGGATTACCGGATGCAGGTTGTTGATGTGGTGCGCGAGCAGGATGAGGTTTTCGACGACTTCGAGCGCCCGCGGAAGCAGGTTTGGACGTCGCTCTGGCTGTCGATGCACGACGCCATACTCGCCGGCCGATAGGCCAACCGCAGCCCGCGCAGCGCGGCACGCAACCCTCCCTCGACAGGGAAACCGGTTGCGTGCCGCGTTTTCGTGGGGTACTGTTTGTTTGTAGGTGCAAAAACCCAAGCGGAGCTTCCAATGGCCGAAGGCGACCCGTTTACGAAGACCACGATGCACAAGTGGCACCACCCGCACGACTCCCGCTGGAAGACAGCCAACGAAAAGCGGTGCGCCCTGCGGGACACCGCGCTTGCGGTCGAGTACACGCGGGAGTTGAAAAAAGCCGCTGCGCGGCTCGAAGAGAGCGGGGAGAAGTACGAGCGGATTTTAACGAAGGCGCCCAGGGCGGCCGAGCGTGTTGTGATGAGGAAGTACGACCTGAAGCGGCAGGCTCTCGCCGTGGCGGAGAAGCACGCGGAAGTCGGCACGGTGCAGGACCCCATTCCGGCCGTCGACCTAGAGGCTTCTCCTGACGGGGACAACACCATCGCCGATTTAAAATGGGCGTTGGTAAACAAGGACCGGGGCCTCGAAGCCGGAGAGGCGGAGAAGGGCGCTCCGAGCCCGTTCGCCCTCGCCGTGATGAAGGATATGCAGCGCGACCAAACGGTGGTGCGGAACGTACTTACAAAGATGATGGACATCGCCAAGGCAAAGGCCCAGGCCGATGCTGCCGCCGGCAAAGGATCCGGCCCCGACACGAAATCCATCGCCGAGCCGATCCGGGCGCTCGCGATGATGGAAGGGTTCAATAAAGGGGAGACACAAAATGAATAAAAAAGACACCGCAGTGATAGTCCAGTGGATCACAGACCTGTCCAGAAGGCGGTTCAGGCAAGAACAGGGGTTTATCTATATATCCTGCGACCTGTTTTCGTGGGAGAAGTGGGGCATGTTGAGTTGGCGAAGCACGGACCGCCCGGAAGCCACCAGTATCCGCTTCGACCAAGGCGATGATCCAGGCGAGGCCGTAACTGCTGCGATGGCCGCGGGGTGGGGCGGCCTGGCATGATCGAATCGCCGTACTACCACCTCGTTCCGGAGGGTGCCGCCGAGCAAGTTGCGTGGCGCCAAAAGATTCTAGAGTGGGGCAGCGAGTCACCGGAAAACGTTGCCGAGTTGAAATTGATGTGTTCGCGGGATCTGCTGTTCTGGGTCAACACATTCGTCTTTACGTATGATCCTCGGCCGACGGCGAAGCACGCTAATCTCCCGTTTAATACGTATGAGGATTTCCAGGATGAGGCCCTGTTGAAAATACAGGATGCTATCGAATCCGGGTATTCGCTTGTTATCGAAAAGTCGCGCGATATGGGCGCGTCGTGGATGATTCTCTTGGTGTTCATCTGGTTTTGGCTGTACCGGCCGATGAGCAGTTTCCTGGTCGGAAGTCGCAACGAAAAGTATGTTGACGGCGGCGGTAACATGAAGGCGTTGTTCCCGAAAATCGACCACGTTTTAAAGTTTCTACCGAAGTGGTTGCTGCCTGTTGGCTGGGACAAAAGGAAGCACCGGAATCACCTCACCCTGGAGAACCCAGAGAACAACGCTCGCATCGACGGCGAGGCGACAACCGGCGACTTCGCTGCCGGGGATAGGCGAACAGCACTTCTTTTCGATGAGTTTGCGCGGCACGAGAACGGCGTGGAAGCATTGGCTTCGAGCGGCGACGCGACGCAATGCAGAATCTTCAATTCGACACCAGTCGGGACCGGGAATGCGCACTATACGATGGTGCAGAAAGAGCGCATCCCGAAGTTGCGTTTGTACTGGATGAGCCACCCGTTCAAGAGGCGCGGAGCGTACAGTTTTAGGAACGATGGGACCGTGGAATTCCTTGATGACTTCCACGGCGAAGTGATGCTCCAGGACAAGAAATACATGTTCCCGGAAGAGTACCCGTTCGACGAATTCAATGACGGCAATTTCGAGCGGCGCAGCCCTGCCTTCGACAACGCTTGGCTCGAAAGGCACTCCGTCCAGGAGATGGCCCAAGAGTGGGAAATCGACTACCTGAGATCCGGTTATCAGTATTTCAACCAGATCATCCTCAACCGCCTGGAGGCGAAAACCTCACTCCCCTCCGGGAGGCGGGGGAGTCTGGTTCTCGACTCTGACGCGGCCGAGGTTGAGGGGTTCACGGACCACCAGCGTGGCGAGATGAAGCTGTGGATCAACTTGGACGCTAGGGGCAAGCCGCCGGTGAGCCAGTACACAGCCGGCATCGACATCTCGACCGGCACGGGCAGCTCTAATTCCGTCATCGCCATCGCGGACCGCGTGACCGGGGAGAAGGTCGCCGAGTGGGCATCCTCTACGGTGATGCCGTACCACCTGGCCATCGTGGCGGTTGCGATCTGCAAGTGGTTCCACGGGGCCTACATGCTCTACGAGGTGAACGGGCCCGGGAAGGAATTCGCGTCGAAGAGGGAGGACCTTCGGTACAGCAACATCTACTACCGTCGTCGTGAGGACGCGGTAAACAAGAAGGTCAGCGACATACCCGGATGGTGGTCATCGAAGGAATCCAAGCGCGATCTGCTCGGCGCCTATCGGAACGCGATCCAGGGCGAGACGTTCATCGAGCGCAGCGCGGCGACGCTCCGGGAGTGCTCCGCGTATGTGGATGAGGGCGGCAAGGTGGTCTATTCCGGCATCAGGGAAATGACGGACAGCGACGGAAACGAGAGCAATCATGGGGACCGCGTGGTTGCTTCCGCCCTGGCTTATAAGGGGTGTAAAGATCGCCCTGTTGGGAAAAATCCCTTGACTATGGCCGTGCCGTATAACAGTCTTGAGGGTAGGCATCAGCGTTTGATGCTCGAACAATCCCAGCAAAAACGAGACGACGCATGGGTCTGAGTACGAAACAGGTGAGGAAGCTGACCGATGCCATCAGGGGCGCGCGCGAACAGCTCGAACCGTTTCGACAGGCGAGGCTCGGCGCCGTGAAGGAATATATCGGGCGCTGGTACCAGAAGGGCCCGACCAGCACTAACCTGTCGGTCCCGATCAATATGCTCGGCTGGATGGTGCCAACGTACATGCGTCTGCTGGCGGCAAACGCTCCGACCGGCCGAATCACGACGATCCACCAGCAGTACAAGGCGGACGTGAAGCGGCTGGAGTTGGCCCTAAAATACACCATCAAGAATATTGATTTTGAGGACAGTCTCCAGGCGGCTGTCCTCAACGCAATGTTCGGGTTATCGGTCGTGAAAGTCGGCATCACCGATGCTGCCGTGAGAGGCTTCAGCGATGAGAGCGGGCAGCCGTTTGTCGACCCGATCTCGCTAGATGACTTCTTCTTCGACACGGCGGCCCTCGGCAGAGATTGGCAATTCGTAGGCGACCACTATCGCCTCCCGCTTGAGCGGATTCAAGGCAACCCATTCTACGAGCAGACCGAGGCCCTGAAGAAATACAAGGGCGTCGACGACGAATCCCTTTCTGACGACAACGGCGTCCAGAGGACGTCGTCGATCAGCCGCGACCGGAACCAGTACGAGCGCGTGAAGCCGCTGATCGACCTGTGGGAGGTCTGGTTGCCTCACGACAATCTCGTTGTGACGCTGATGGGCGAGTTGGACGTCGCGACGCCAATCCGGGTTGTCGAATGGACTGGGCCGGACCACGGGCCGTATCATCTCTTGCGCTACATGACGGTCCCCGACCAGATGATGCCGTTGGCGCCGATCACGGTGCTGATGGATATGCACCTTGCCATAAACGGCGTCACCAGGAAGATGAATATCCAGGCCCTGAACCAGAAGGATATCATTCTCGGTAACAAGGCCAGCCAGGACGACAACGTCGCGTTGAAGATGGCCGGGGATCAGCACGTTATCCAGGTCGACAACGTGGCGCAGTTTGGCAACTTCCGGATCGGCGGTGTCGACCAATCGAACCTCGCGTACACCACCTGGCTCCGCGAGATCTTCAAGGCGCAAGCCGGCGGGCTCGACATGCTCGCGGGCACCTCGCCGATGAGCGAGACGGCGACCCAGGACAAGATGCTTCTAGCGCAGGCTACGCAACAGGTCAGCGACATGCAGCGGAAGACGGTGGCGTTCGCGAAGAAGATCATGGAGGACATCACCTTCTACCTCACTCGCCAGCCCGGCATTCGTATCGAGGCGGTGAACAAGGTTGCAGGGATCGACATCCCCACCACCTTCATGTCGGACGAATTCGACGAAGCGATGGACCTCGACATCGAGGTGTCGCCATACTCGACCCAAGAGAAAACTCCATCCTATATCTTGCAGACGCTGAACGGGCTGTTGACGCAGATCGTCGGCAACCCGGCGCTGGCTGCGATGATGGAACAGCAGGGCAAGCAGATTGATATCGGCGCGGTCATCAACCATATCCTGGAGCTAACCAGCACCGAGGGCGACCTCAAAGACATCGTCATCGGGCTCGACCCCAGCATCCAGGAGCAAGACGGTCCGATCTCCGCCGAGGGCGGGAAGCCGGCGCAGACCAGCCGGGAGTACATCCGCACGAATCGTCCCGGGTCGACGGACCGCGGCAAGGCCGAAGAGACGATGCGCGCCGCGATGGGCGCCAACAGCCAACCTGCCATGCAGGACCAGATGAACAGGCCAACAGGATGACCAAGCGCAAAATCAACGGCAGAGTCGTGACCCAAGAAGAGTGGGACGCTTCGCCGAAGGCCGGCATCGAGTCCGGGAAGCCTCCGGCAGTCGGCGGCTGTCGTGGAAGGTCGATCACCAATTTTTGCAAGCGCGGCGAAGTCGCTGGCGAGCGGGAAACCGACAAGGCCAACGGCGTCCCCGAGACAGAATACCAGCGCGTGCCTGGCGGTCGCGAGTGCTACGCTCCCGTATGGGATAGCCGTCAACACGCGGCCGACTGGCAAAAAGCCAGAGGCCTCTTCAACCGCGACGCCGGATACGGCGACGCCCAGCCGAAAAATGCATGATGATCCTCCCAGATGACACCGCCCAAGACACAGCGAACGACGCCAGCTCCGAGGGTGCGGACGACGGAGCCGCCGCAGACGCATCCCAGGCAGCCGAGACTCCCAGCGCCGTCGACAATGCGAAGGTGTTGGTGAAGGCTGCGATGGAGAAGCAGGACGCGCCTGACGGCGACCCCGCGGCGGGGGACGATGCCGACGATGCCGACGACGATGCCGACGCGGACGCCGTAGGTGACACCGCAGATGGTGACGATCAAGACGGCGAAGCCGGCGGCGAGGACGGAAAGGGCGATAATGAGCCCGGTGAGAATCTCAGCGAGCGCGACCCGCTTCTCGAAAAGATGCTGGCCGAGCTAAGAGCTGAGCAGACGGAGGCGAAGCCGGCTGAAAAGCCGGCCGAGAACACTCCAGAAAACGATGAGACGGTGTTCGCGTTGCCGAAGGACTTCATTGAAGAGTTCCCCGAAGCCAGCAAGGCCGTAGCGGGCCTAGCGGCGGAAAACAAGGGACTCCGTGAGGGGATCGACGCCCTTCGCGAAGAAGTGCTCCAGGACCGACGGGACCGATTCACGCGTGTCGTGGACACCGGCTTTGATGAACTGGACGCCAAAGGCGAGCAATTCGCGGGGCTGTTCAGTGGAGATAAAGGCCAGGAGAACCGGGGGAAGGTTATCGAGGCGGCAGCCGCCATCGAGGTCAACCGCACGAAGAACGGAAAGCCGCCAATCCCGAGCGAGAAGGCTTTGCTGAAGATGGCAGCGGCCTTAGAGTTCCCTGGACGTAAGCCTGCGGCGGCCTCGAAGAAATCGAAGCCGAAGCCATCCGCTACGAAGAAGGTCCTCGACGGTCGCCGCCTGGGTCGTCCCACCATGCTCGGTACCGGTGACGGGGAAACCCCGGCCACTGGCCGAGACGCGGCAGTCGCGGCACTCACAGCACGTCTCAAGCAAATCGATCGGTAGGAAACCGGTCAGTAGCAACAGGAGCTAAGAAAATGGCGGACACGCTGCAATTTGAAGACCTAAAGGACATGGTCGAGCTGACCCACGAGTCCGTGGGTCCGATGAACCAGATCACGAACATGGCGCAGGAGTACACGAACCTCGCCATCTCCCGAATCCTCGCGACGGAGCGCGTTTCCACGCAGTCAGGAAACTCGCTCCGCCGGTTCGTCAACACTGGGGAGAATGACAACGCCGAGCACGTCGGTCCGCACCACACCGACAACATCAACATCGTGGACACCGCGAATCACGTCGATTCGCCGTGGTCGAAGCTGACGTCGAACACGTCGTGGGACGTGGACGAGTTCGCGATGAACCGGGACCCCGAGCGCATGGTGGACGAATACATCCTGAAGTATTCGAACATGATGGAGGGGGTCCTGAAGAAGATGGAGATCGCCTTCTGGTCGAAGCCGGCGACTTCGGCCACAAAGAACACGCCCCACGGGATCCCCCAGTGGGTCGTCAAGAGCGCCACGGCGGACGTCGGGTTCAATGGCGGGGACCCGGCCGGCTTCACCTCCGGAGCCGGCGGCCTCGACATCGCGACCTACCCGAAGTGGCAAAACTCCACTGGGACCATCACCTCGTACACCGATGCCGGGATGCTCGACCAGATGCGCTCCATGCACATCGACATCGGCTTCCAGAAGATCCCGATGACGCGGTGGTACACCCCGTCCGACAAGTACCGGATCTACACTACGAAGCCCATCTATATGGCGATGGGGAAGCTGATCCGGTCGCAGAACGAGAACCTCGGGCGGGACCTGAACGCGATGGGCGATGAGTTCGTCTTCAACGGCGCCCCCATCACCCACGTCCCGTATCTCACCAAGAACGACTCGGACAACCCCATCTACTTCATCAACTTCGGGTATTTCGAGGTGGTGTGGCTGAAGGGCCGGTACATGGTCGTGAGCAAGCCGGGGAAGCACCCCACCAAGCACGACACGGTCGTCCAGTTCGTCGACAACGTCTACGCCTTCATCTGCCGGGACCGGAAGCGCCAGGGCGTCCTTTACAAGGCCTAGGGCCTCGCCGGCCAGGCCCGGTCCGGTACGAACCGCGTAGCGTAGCGTAACCAACCGATTACCGTTTTCCCTTGAAGGGGTTAAACAATGGACTCCATCCAGCCATTCCTCCAGACCTCGATCTACGGTGGGCATCACGTCACCGGGGTTACCGATGAGGGGCCGTCGCAGAGCCTGTGGGGCAATTGCCCCATTGACATCCAGGACCCGCACAAGGGGTTCGGGTTCTTCTATAACTTCACCCACGTCGACCAGCTCGACGACAACTTCACCAAGACGACCGGTGCGGGCGGGACGAACCTCTCCGTCGACGTGGTCGGCGGCTCCGTCCAGATCGTAACGGCTGGTACCGACAACGACTACATGTCGATGGTCACGCCTGGTGAAATCTTCAAGTTCGCCACGGGCAAGGAGGTGTGGTTCGAAGTCCGCTTCAAGCTCGCCGAGGCGACCACGAACGAGTCGGCAATCGCCTTCGGGTTCACCGACACGCTCACGACCGGCGGGATGCAGGCCGACGCCCTCGGCCCCCTGGCGAGCTACAACGGCGCTCTCATCTGGAAGGATGAGGCGACCATGACGACGGACTTCGAGGTGTCGAACGCGGCGACTCAGGCGACGGCCGATGCGTCCCTGGCCACGTTCGTCACGGACACCTGGACGAAGTGGGGAATGCACTTCGACGGCGTCGAGACGATGACCCCGTACATCGACGGGGTCGCCATCGTCAGCCAGAAGCAGACGGTCACCCTGACGGGCCTCGCCGAGATGCACGCCATCATGTTCGTCAAGGCCGGCGGGACCGCCGAGGCCGAGTCGCTGGAGATCGACTGGATCGCCTGCTACCAGCGCGCCTAGGAAACCGTGACCAATGACTGAATCAACACTGTCGTCTGGGTACGCCGAAATCGCGTCTGCGGTCGGGGACTATCTTGGATATAGTCCCACGGCCTCGGCGTGGTCGGCTGCCCAGACGGCAGTGATCGAGAAGGTCACGAACCTCGGGTACCACGAATTCCTACTGGCTCACGACTGGCCATTCCTCGACCTGACCGGCACGGTCACCGTCTGGGATTCCATCACGGGAACCATGACCGTCGGCGGCGTCGGGAACGTGACCATCACGGACACGACCAACTCCCCGTTCTACCCGACATGCATCGGGCACAAACTGGTAGCCGACACGTCGGAAACCGAGTACACCATCACGGGGTACACGTCCAGCAGCGTGGTGACGGTCAGCGCGGACGCATCGGCCGACACCGGGGACACCTTCACGATCACCGGCACCGGGCTGTTCCGAATGCCGGACGACTTCGGGAGTTCCGTCGGGGACCGAATGTCGTGGGACGACGACGACACCGCTGCGCGGCCGGTCGCTTACCGCAGCTCGGCCGATATTAGCGTCTTCATGCAGAAGAGTGATTCGGCAGGCATCCCGCAGTACGCGGCGTTCCAGCCGGCTGCTTCTGACGGCACCTCGGGCCAGCGATTCGGGGTCCGGCTGTACCCGCCGCCCGATAGCGACTACACGCTGACCTACCAGTACCGGCCGCTCCCCGACAAGATGGTGAGCGCCACGGCCGAGTTCCCATACGGCGGCTCCGACGCGACGCTGGTCATCAGGGCTTCGTGCCTGGCTGTCGCGGAGATCGAGCGGGACGACATGATCGGGGTGCGCAACGCCAAGTACGAAGCCATGTTGGCGAGGCTCATCAGTCGGTACAACAAAAGCCGGCCTGGCGACCTGGGCTCCACCGCCCGAGCGCAAGGCGTCGATTACAATCGGTACGGGACCGTCAGTTACGACGGGACCGTGGTGCCATAGGAGATCGCGCGATGAGTGCTCACAACGTAATGTACGATATCGACAAGGCTGGCGGCATCGACGGCATGAAGATGTCCTTCGGTGACTCCAAGGATGTCGAGCTTGGGTTCGACGGGACCAGCCTGATCCTGGAGGCCCTTGCCGACGATACCCTCATCGAGATCGGGGATGCGGCGACGGTCCAGAAGTCTTTCGACGTGAAGATCTACGGGGACGACGCCTCCGGCGCGTCGTATCTCTACTTCGACGCGTCCGGCAATTCGCTATCCACCGTCGGTATCGACGTGAAGCTCCCGGACAACGACAAGATCGTCCTGGGGACCGGGAGCGACGTCCAATTCCAGTGGAACGGCACCTACCTCGAAGGGGGCCCCGCCTCGGGGATGTGGGCCGGCGCGCCGTCCCCGGCCGACCCCCGGTACTTCGCCTACGCGCATGAGTTCTTCGACGACTTCATGTACAATGCGCCGCTCGACGCGAACCTCAAGTGGACCGAGGTTGACGACAGCGGCACCGGGACGAACGCCATCTCCGACGCCGCCGGAGGCATCGGGACGCTGGTCACGGCTGGTACCGACAACGACTACCACGCGGTCAGCAGCGTCGCCGAGATCTTCACGTTCGCCGCTGGCAAGAAGCTGTGGTTTGAGGCCCGCTTCAAGATCGCCGAGGCGACCACGAACGAGTCGGCATGGTGGTTTGGACTCACTAACACGCTCACGACCGGTGGCTTCCAGGCCGACGCTCTGGGCCCGTTGGCGTCCTACGACGGCGTCCTCATCTGGAAGGATGAGGCGACCATGGCCATCAACTTCGAGACGTCGAACCTGACGACTCAGAAGACAGCCACGGCCGAGGCGGTGTTCGTTACGGACACATGGACCACGGTCGCTTTCTACTTCGACGGGACGGCCACCACGGCCACGGTGACGCCGTACTACAACGTCGCCGGAGGGACTGCGTTGACGGCCGGAACGGCCAAGACACTCACCCTGGCGGGGCTCGAAGAGATGCACCTGGTGATGGGCGTCAAGGCTGGGCCGACAGCTGCCGTCGAGACGCTCCAGATCGACTACATCAAGTGCGTCCAGCTTCGCTAGGCTGCCGCCAGCCCGGAGAACTTAGCCAAGCCATTCCGACGTACCACCGTCAACAGGAGATCGGTCGATGCTCAGCGCACCTTTTTTCACGACTCCGCTGCATCACGGGCCTGCGGCAGCGAATGCCGCGACGAAGACCATCGCGGCTGTCGCCAACCAGACGTGGACCATCGACGCGATTACGTGGTCCTACACCGAGGCGGTGACCGGGAAGCTGACCGTCGTGAGCGGAGGCGACACGGTCTTCGAGATCGACCTGATAATCGCTGTCACCGATGGCCTGTGGGGACACCTCCCGTTCCCGGCGGGGCTGTCGTGCGTGGCTGGCGAAGCCGTTGTGATAACCCTCTTGTCCGGCGGCGGAACCGCTGTCGGGAAACTCAACGTGACCTACCACTAGACCGGTAAGGATCACGCAACCCTGAAGGAGACGCCATGGAAGATCAGCAGCAGATTCCGCAGCAGCAGCAGCAGGAGCAGCCGGCGGAGAGGATCAACGTGCCGAAGCCAGTCCACAACCTCATGCAGGCGGCGCAGCAGGTTCACCAGGAGGCGACGAACCTCATGGAGCTTGGCGGGCGCTACGAGTTTGTTTTTAGCTCGCTCGCGTACCACCTCGGCAACTCCCTGAAGAGCATCAGCGAGAAGCTCTGGGACGCGGACAAGCTGAGGAAGGAGGCCCAGGTCAAGGCCACCCTTGACAAGCTGGCAGCCGACGCGGTCAAGGCGGCCGACGATTCGGCCGCCCTCGCGGACGCGCACGCTGCGGTAGACGCCGATGCCGCGAAGCTAACGGGGCCCATGGCCCTGGTCCCCCTGGAGGGCACTCCCGATGGCGAGGAAGGCTAACGGCGCGCCGCGCTCCAGGCATGTCGAACTGCAATTTCCCTTGGCCGGCATCGACCGGTCAAGGGCGATTCAGTGGCAGACCCCATTCACGACGCCTGCCGCGAATAACGTGCAACCGAAGGGCGTGGTCGAGGGTCGGGAGCGCGGCGGCTCCCGGCCGGGGACGATGGATCATGCCTTCGTTGCGTCGAGGTCGAGCCCGATCAACCTGATGGCCCCGCTGGATTTCGTCTACGACGGCGGGTACATCAACAAGCAGTGGGACCTACGAACGCTGAAGACTGGTACGCTCCCGCGCGAGTGGACCGAGGTGAGTGGCGTCAAGGAACACCTGAGTTGGCCGAAGGGGATTAGCCGACTATCTGCGGTCGGAGTCGGTGGGCCTGCTAACCCGTATGTCTGGAAGCATGAGATCAGCGGACTGGACAACACGGCTGAGTATTGGATCTGCGTCAGGGCGATCATGTCAGCCGGGGCCGTCGTCACGATCTACGCGGAGAACGACACCGCACTCGCGGGTGACTGCGTGTGGGTGTTCACGATGGGCGGCACGACGCCGTTCGACGTGGTGGTTACTGACCCGGCGGCGAACACAACAACCGCGAGCAACGTGGCGCCAGTGGGGAAGCCGGTGTGGTTGGCGGTGAAGGTCAACGGCGCCAACAGTTACGGCTACGTTGATGGCGTGAGCATCGACAGTGACAACTCATGGACTGGCGCTGGCGACTTCTGGGGCGTCGGCGTTGGGCACGCCACGACTCTGAACTACGCCACCGTCGATAAGGTTTGGTTGGCCTACACGCCAACAACAACGACTGACCTTGTAGTGCAGACCCAAGTGTACGGGCACAACGGCTCGCTGTACTACCAGAAGCAGGATGATCCGATGGTAGCCGCGCAGGTGGGAAGCACCGTCAGTATCTCAAGTAAAACGCGCCTCCAGGCCACTCCGTACCAGGGAAAGTTGTATATTGCGGACTACGACGACCCGGTTTACGACATCGGTGATGGGAATGGTTCGATAGACCTTAACGGGGCGACGTGGGAGTTTGATATAGCCGGGGTGGACTTCACCACGCTTGGTCTTGATATAGAGGACCACGTCATAAGAGCAGGCAGCGAAGACGACATTGATGAGGGTGTCATATTCAGGATAGCGACGATCACCGCAGCTAAGTTGACCCTGGTGGACGACAACATACCAGCTATATACAACGGGGTGGTATCAGGCGGTACCATAGAGCGGTGCCCGAAGTTCTACGACCCAGAGGCGGCGACTCCGATCACGAAGTCAACCTACGCCAACGTTAGCTACCCGGTGCCTATCGGCGCGCAGCTCATCGCCACGTTCAACGGTCGCATGGTTTACGCGCGCAGCAAGCGATATCCGTTCAAGTGGTGGATGAGCAATGTGGGCTCGCCGACCCTGTTCGACTACGGCGGAGCCCTCAGCGATATCGACGATCCGCAGAGAGCCTTTGCTGACGTTGATGGGATCGGGGAGCAGGGGCTCCCGATCTCTGCCATCGCCGCGTACCACGATTCCTACATGCTTCTCTGGAACGAGAGCGCGACGTGGGTCCTGGACGACGATCCGCACCTCGGGGGGACGCTGCGAGCTGTGTCCCGCGTCCACGGGTGCGTCGGGTCGAACGCCTGGTGCTTCGGGCCCAGCGGCGAATGCTACTTCCTGAGCGCGAAGGGCCTCGTTGTGATGCCCCCCGGCGGGGAGAGGTTCAGTGTTCCGGTCCTGGTTAGCAAGGGGCGCATTCCCGACGAACTGATCGGATGCGACGATCAGACGGTTCTCGTTTACGATGACGAAAGCGGTGGGGTGCGGATCTGTACCACCTATCAGGGGTACTGGTTCTGGCACCGCTCGACGCAGTCGTGGTGGTCGTGGTCGCACCCCGTTGTTTCGGATGACTGGTTCGTGTCGCACGCGATGACGCTCCCATCCGGGGGAGTCGTGCTCGGGTACGAGAATGGCCAGCTTCGCAATCTCGATGAGGCGAGCGAGTACGACGATGACCTTGGCATTACGTCCGAGGTGACCTTCGGCCCGATGAAGGCCGGCGAGCAAGTCTACGATGGCGTCGTGAACGCGCTTGACATCACTCTCGGCGAGGACACTGAAGGCAGCGTGACGTGGATGGTCTGGCCAGTCGACAGCGGAGAAGCCGCCGCCGACGCCGCTGACGGGGACGCATCGGTCGCCTTTGCCACCGGGACCGTCGCGGCTGGTCGCAGCCCGACGGTGCGCCCCAGAATGCGCGGCTTCGCCTGGGCGCTGATGTTTCAGGGCTCGCGCCAGTGGACGTATGAGGGTTGCCAGGCGCAGCTTCAAACGCGCGGGAGGCACCGGGCGATATGACCGATATCGACAGCAAATACGTCATAGCTAACATTGAGAGGATCAGCGGACGCGGCGGGCCTATCGAGCTTGCGCATCGGCTACGATCCGCGATGAGCGCCCTCCTTCGGTACACGGACAGGGCTGTTGAGTCGGAGGACTTCTGGGATCGCACCGGGACGACGATCACCACCAACACGGCTGGCGACGACTTGTCGCTTGGTGGCACGCTCACGGTTGCAAGCTTAACTGCGACGTACATCCCATACGCTGGTGTCGCTGGGTTGTTGGCCGACTCGCTGCTAGTCACTGATGCTGTCAGGACCACGGTAGGCACTAGTAGTGTCGTCGTAGGCGGGATCAACGACTCCTCCGGGTGCATGGCCTGCGGTGCCATCACTGACGCTGGTGGCGGAACGGTGGACATCGCTGAGAGTACCGGAGTCATCCGCACTGGCGTTGACGATGACAGCCCGATGGTCGCGTTTACGGCACCGGCACAGGCTGGCCTTGCAGTAACAGCGAACAATGTCACCAATTGGCTGTTTGTTGATTACAGCGGCGGGACGCCAGTTTACGACGTGACGGCTACATTCTCGGACATCAATCACAACTCCAAGTTTATGCTTGGGCGCATCCACTACGACGGTACGTTGATGCACATCTTCCAGGCTGGCAGCCACTACGATAACTATAATCACAACAACTGCATTATGCAGTTTGAGGTAAACGGATTCCGACGTGCCTACGGGATGGTTACTTCGGAGTCTGGCAACCGCTACCTAGACGTGACGGCAGGCCGTGGGTACTGCGCTCACAACCCATTCGACACGCTGGTCATCGACACCACTGGCGCTGATACGTTCGTCACGTGGTACCACACGGCTGGCGCCTGGGACTCGACGACGGCTCAGAGTGTGGTTGACAACGCCCAGTACGACAACGGGACGAACCTCGCGAACTTCACGCCGAACAAATACGGCACTCGCTGGGTATACCTCGGCCACGACGGCGACCTCCACATCGTCTACGGGACCACGAATGGCAAGCTATCCACCGCCCAACTGGAACAGCCGCCAGCATCGTTGCCGACCCTGCTGACCGATTTCACGCTGTTCATTGCCAAGATCATCATCAAGGAAGGGGAGGCTAACTTCGAGTCTGTCGAGGTCTCATGGGAGAAGGAGTTCACGGGCGGCACAGTCGTCAACCACAACGACCTTGGCGCGATTGACGGTGGCACGGCTGGCGAATACTTCCACTTCACCAGCGCCCAGCACGCGGCGGTAGAGGGTCTGACCGACACGCGAATCCCGTTTATGACGGCGGTTGCTGGTGTGTTCTCGGACTCCGCCAACCTCACATTCGGGGATGCTGCTGGCCTGGCCGTAGCCAACTGGTTGAACGTTGGAACCGGTACGGCAGTGGCGGTTGGCGACTTCTCAGCGGGTGACGGCACGCGAACCCTGTTCTGGGATTCCAGCGCAGAAGACCTCGGGATCACGGGGACCACGCCGACAATCTCCCTTGGCACTACCACGATTGACAACTCAGCAGCCAACACGCTACTGGTGGGCGCTACGACGGGTACCACGTTCGACGGCCCTGTGACCGCAACGGCGCTGACCCTCGCGGCAGGCTCCACCGTCACTTCGATCCAAAACGAAGACGACATGGCGTCGGACCTCGACACGGCGCTTGCAACACAGCAATCCATCAAGGCTTACGTCGATGCTCAGATAGGCGTAGAGAACTTGTGGGACCGCGCCGGGACGATGCTATCGACGCATACGGCTGGCGACGACGTGACGGTAGACGGAACGCTCACCGTCGGGAGCCTCACAGACACCTACATCCCCGTCGCTGGTGTCGCTGGCGTCCTCGCGGACTCCGGGCTCGCGTACACGACTCCAGGCGCGGTGCCCACGCTGACGTTCGGTACGGACATCACATTCGCCAGGGTAGGCGCTCACACGCTAGAGGTAGGCGCCGCCGTCAGCGCCACGTTCAGCGGTGGGCTTGAAGCAACTACTCTGACTGCCAGTGGGCTGACCACAACGCGCATCCCGTTCGCTGGCGCTGGCGGGCTGCTGGGTGACAGCGCGGAGCTGACTTGGACGAACGGTACCAAGACGTTGACGATTGGGACGGACGTGACGATTGCGAGGACGGGGGCCACAACCGGCGCACTATCCGCCGCTGGCGGGTGGACGATGACCAACTGGCTCAACGTCGGCACGGGCACCGCGTCAGCCGTTGGCGATATCAGCGGCGGCGATGGTAACCAAACCTTCCTGTGGGATTCCTCGCTTGGCCAAGTGCGCGTTGACGGGCTCGCGTCTAGCAGGAGCAACTACCTATTCCGTGGCTACGATGGAGGATCTGTTGAGCGTACGTCGCTACGAACAGATGGTATTCAGTCATGGTATATAGCCAACGGGGGTGGGACTAGTGTGCTTGAGTTTTCTATTCCTGCGAGCGACATTGGTTTTGGGTTCGGGTCTGATCTAGCTTTTACGAATAGAGGGAACTTTTCGTGGAACCCATCAGATGGGCATTTTTACTGGCGCTCTCGTCGCGGTGGGTCAGGTGTACCTCGCATAGTGATGGAGCTTGAGGACTCTGGTGCGCTACAATTGAACTTTTCATCAGGAAAGATTGTTGCCCTTACGATTCCTAGCGGTATTCCGGGGTTCGTCTTCGCATCTACAAGCAGCCTCACTAATCGCGCAGACCATAAATGGAACGACACTACCGGGACGTGGTACTGGGCATCACGTATTGGAGGCAGCGGAACGCCATCTGCGGAGATGAGTCTAACAACTGACGGATGGTTGTACCCGATAGGTGGTCTGCAATTAAACGACACGACACTAGAGCGCACCGGCGCCAACGCGCTGGCCATCACGGCTACCACGTCGATGCTCTTAACGTCGGCAACGGTAACCACCAGCGCGGCGTTGTCCGTTGGAACTACGCTAGGCGTTACCGGCGCGCTGACGTGCGGTGACCACTGCTACGTCACCTCCGCCGATGGGATCACCACGGTCGGGGACACCAACACGCACATCCGGGCCAGCGTTGCGGACAACTGGATCTTTACGGCGGGCGGCGTCGCGGGCATGACGTTGAACGCAACGCACCTGACGTCAACGCTGCCGATCACTCACGCGGCGGGGAGCGCGGCGGCGCCTAGTATCACGCGGAGCGGGGACCTGAACACGGGCGGTTGGTTCC